CACTAGAGACTTGTGACATGATAGCTATGCTTTTCATTTAATCTCTATAAATAACTAACTTATCTTTCTTCTCAAATACAGAAAAACCTCTTTTTTCAAGAACAGTAATTGCAGTTTTGATTTCTCTTTGTTCCTTTCTAAAGTGTTCAAAAATTTGACTTTCAAAAGCGTTGGGTTTATGTGCCATAATTTATAGTTTTAATTTTGTCAATTTTGTATAGCTTATATTCTTTTTTTTATCTTTTTTTTGAAAATCCCATTTAGTTATAATGTTATTTTCTAAATCTAAAATAGTATAGCCTTGTAATGCAAGAAGCCTGATTGCTTTTATTTGCTCATTTACTTTTTCTTTTATTGTATTAGATTCAAATATTTTATCACTTGACATAATCAGCTGCAAAAAATCTTAAACTATTTTTTATATTCTAGATATAATCTTTTCATAACGTTTACCATGTCTCTTACGCAAGAGCCACATGAACTAACTTCTCTTTTAGAAGCTAACACCCTATTGTGTATTGCTACCATTTTAACTTGCTCCTCATGTGTTAATGAAGGCTTTCTGCTTTTATAGAATATATCTAACCAGTTAAACTCGTCATCTGTTAGACAGTCTGTATTTCTATAAGGAAACATTTTATTAAGTAAATTTTTTCTTTCATCACATCCACAATCAATTCCAGTAACTTCAGAAACCCTATCTACTACTTTTTTAATTCCAGTTTTCTTAGTGAACTTTTCAATAGTGTCTCCAAGTCCTTTTGATTTTGGAGCTGCCTTTTTTCTAGGTGATTTTCTTTTTGCTTTTGATTTAACCTGTTTTTCCATAATAATATTCTTTTGCTATTTCTTTTTTAATAGTAAGTTTACACCTCTTGAGTGTTTTAAATACAGACTTACTACTTATAGTAGTTGCTGTTGAAATCTTTCTTATACTGGGTATGTGATAGACGTATAGGTTCAACATCTTTTTGTCGTACCAATACATGTTGCTAATAGTCTTTTCAATTTTATTAAATACAACTTCAAGGTTTTCTTTTACATCTATAATTTCAGGGATGTTGAATTTTTCATTAAGCCTTATAGTTTGTATTTCTTTTTTCTTATGATCGTCTATTATAATACTTTTAAGAGTTCTTAAAATGTAACCTCTTAATTTATTATGATTTATTTTATTATCTACATAAAGCTTTTTGTAATCAAATGATTTAGTATTTAGTAATTTTAAATACATAGCTTGTACAAAATCTTCGGAATATAATTTTTGATTTTTATTTAAAGCATAGACTTCAACAAAGTTGATCCACTCTTTATGAAATTTGGTTATCTCTGTTATTACTTTGTCTTTACTCATTTAACTAAAACTAATTTTGCATTAGGTTCTAGTTCATCAAGTAATGCTTCGGTTAGTTTCCATTTAAGTCTCCAGACATCAGTCTCAAAGCCTTTAACTTCAACAAGCTCTATAGAGCCATCAGGATAAATCACTTTAAAATCTATAAAGTAATTACAAATCTTCTTTTCATTTACATACAATCTTAATGGATGCTGAGGTATGTACTCAGCTATTTCACCTGCTTTAAGTCTCCATTCTAATTCAGCAGCATAAGCAGCCTCTTTTTTACTATGGTAGGTTCGACCATTGAATTTCTGCTTAATAGCTTTGTACTTGTTCCTATTTTGATATTTCTTAGTGTACATACTAAGCAATACATTATACGAAATAAATTAATACAAAACAATACTTTTATATACTTTTTATTCTTCTATCTCAATATCATTATGCATCAAATCCCATGCTGCATTCATTATTTCAGCTTTTTCTTTTATAGATTTTACTTTTTTAGAAAAAGGAAGCATTCCTATTTCTTTAGTAAAGTAGTTTTTTATATACTCACCAAACTGTCTCATTGGTGGCAACGATACTAACCATATAATTTTTTTCATATTATTTATTTTTAAATTGTGTTGAACATACAGCAGTTCTTTGATAGGAATCTGGAAACTCCTCTACTGTTTTTGAATCACTCATGCATCTCTGCATAAAGTCTTTTCTACTTTCTGTTGATTTTGGTTTTGGTAATGGCATAATTATATATTTTTTGATTTATATATTTCGTTCTCATGTTCTCTTGCTGAGGCTTCTCCTGCTAGAGTATATCTTTCTTCTAGGTAGGTTCTAAAAAAAGTTAGTATTTTATCTATAGAAAGTCTTTCATAGAACTCTCCATACTGACCAGAAACTATTCTTTTAAACAGTAGAGTGAGATCAGATACTTTAAGCATATAGAACTCCTCTACTACCATACTAGAACAAAGATTAATTTGCTCCTCACTCATTGGCTTGTTAAGGTTTAATATGTTATTTAAATACAATAGCCAGAAAGTAATTAAACCTTCAGTAAATTCTCTACCCTGCTCTCTTTGAAATGAGGCAATACTAGGAGCTTTACTATTTAAAGCCTGTTCTACAGTTGCTATTTTACCTGCATGAAGCATGCAATTCTTAGGACTGTATTTTTCTAACAAGTTCTTCTTGGAACTCTTTTGAATAGCTGAGTCCATTTTTATTACTTTGTTTTCCATGTGTTATTATTTTTTGAGGGTATATTCCTTTCCATCCATTAGCCATAGCAGATTCAATTGATTCAACTGCATGAGCTTCATTCTCTGATTCATTTGTAAGCTTTTTCAGAGCAGCCTGTTCGCTTTGTAAAGTCCTGTAATTGAACTTAAATTCATTAGACTTATAAATTTTCCAATTGCTCCAAGTATTAATAAATTCTTTTGATGAATAAGGATATACTACTGTTTCTTTTTCTTCTTCTATCTTCTTCTTCATCTTCATCTTCATAGAAGGGGTTTTTTTGGGTTTTGTTTGGGTTTTTACCTTAGAAGGTCTCCCTCCCTTATATCCATTAATAGTCTGTTTTTTAATAAAAGCAATTCTTTCTAAAATTGTATTGTTTAATCTTTCATTATAGAAGTAATCTCCATTATCGATAAATTTCTCTTTTACCATTTGTGGTAGGTTTTCCCAGTCATAACCCAGAAATAACCTTAGCCTTTTTTTGGGTATTCCATTTTCATTGTATAAGCTCCATTGTTTACATAATAGAGTTATATATACTCCTCTTTCCTCCATAGTTAAATCCATAACTCCTGTTAAAAAATCTTGAGCATATAATTGAAATGCAGGTGCTTTAGCTGACATAATGTATTTCTTTTTTTAATCCGTTATTATGTGCAAACATATCTTGTGCTTTAGCATACAGCTCCTCTTGTTGACCATTACTAAGCCTTGAAAAAATTATATCTATTTTTTCTTTATATGATGCAGTGTTTAAGTTTAGAATATTGTCACATATTTTTTTACAGTATCTAACTTTGTTTCTAAAATCTTTATCTACTTGCATTAAATCTTCACATCTTTTCATAGCTACCAGTACTGTAGAATGTGATCTGTTTACAAGTTTTGAAATATCAGTACTACCATGAGTAGTAGCCTGATTAGCTATATAAGAATACACTTTAATTGCATCTGAATATGGAATTTGCCTAGTGTTTAATGAAATATCAATATCATTATAAGCAGATTCTACTACAGCTTTTATTTGTATTAAATCATCCATTATAGTAGTTCTTTTTTTTTTTCTAACCTGTTTATTTCTTTTTCAATTGACTTCAATCTTTCGTCTATTAGAGTATATTTAAAATGGTTTTCTAGTAAAAGATCACGTTCAGCTATAAGAGATATTAATTTTCTTTCTATCATTATTATTGTATAAGCTTTAGAAACTAAACAATAGATAGTATTTACCTTTCCAGTCTTAGGGTTTCTAGCTGAGCCTTTAGCTCTAATTAAACAATCGTTTGAAAGTTCATTTAGTCTAGACCTAGAAGAAATTAAACTTACTTTATTGTTACTTAGATCAGTTATATCCTGAGCTGTTAAGCCATCAGGATTGTTTCTTAAAGATTGCCATACAAATTTTCTATGATCTTTAATAATTGGTTGGTGTGATCTAAATGATGTGTTTCTGTTTATTATTGTTTTCATAGTTAAAAAGGTAAATCGTTAGGTTCTTCGTTATTTGTTTCATCTTCTGAAATAATATTATCTTCATTCATTCCGTTTTTCATTCTCCACTCTGAAGATGTTTTTATCTTGTCTTGTAGCCATGTAGGAATAGCATCATTTTCATCTGTAATTAAATCGGCTTTGAAATTGTCTTGATAATCCCAGATGAAGCTGTGATTAAATTGTGAAGGACATTCTAAGCCCTTTGGTAGTGTAGAGATGCCTCCAATGTTTGCATAAGTTCTATCACCTACTGTGTTATGAACTATTGAAAGCAAACACTCTGCTCCTAATAATTTACTTAAATCAAAGAATTTACAGTCGTCTTCAGTTAAAGTCTTTCCTCTCCAATTGTTTAAAAAAGGAAGTAGCTTAGATTTTTCATGTAATGACTTAGTAAACTCTCTATGTATTACATAAGGCTGCTCACCTTTGTCTGGATTAAATACTTTAGTTAATGTTGGCAGTTCAAATGTTAATCTTATAACAGTTCTGCTTTTCATCTCTCCTTGCCATTCACTAGGAATAGTTCCAATGTCGATCATTGAAATACATCTTGCAGGATAACTTCCTGAAGGAATAATGTCTCTTTTTGCAGAGTTTGAATTTGATAGTATCATATTTATTTATTTAGTGTTTAGGTTTATAAAATTTTATTATATAATTAAGTCCGTAAGTAATGTGTTCGTAACTCACAAAATCACCTACTTTATAAGGAATAGCATTGAGGTTGTTGAAATATAACCCCCAAGTATCATTGTCAAAAAATACTTCAAAGAAGTAATTCCCATGTTTAGTCTCTCCTCTTTCTACAATACTTGTTATTGTATTTGAATAGATCACTTTTAGATTTGCTCTTTTTTTAATTGCAGTCATGAAATTGAGCTTTAAGGATTCGGAATTGTTTGTTATGAGAAGTTGCTTTGATTCTCCCTGTCTTGATTTGTTTTCTTACTGTTTGAGTACTAAGGTTTAAATACTTAGCAGTTTCAGAAATTGTCATCTGTTTGTCTAAAGAATTAGCTTTTAAGATTTGTTCATATACTGTCATAATTACCATGGTAAAGGATCGTTAATAAATTTCTTACTTCTATCTTTTATTGCTTTCAAATAAAGAGTATTGTAATCCATTTTTCTATGATTCATATTAGCAAACGGAGCTTCAGCTAAATAGATTACATTACTGTTATGAAAGTCTTTTATGTTATAAATAGTATCACCTATTAACTCAGCTGCATCTTTATCATTATCAGCATATACATCAAACTGTAGCTGTACTCTATATCTTTTTTGTTCTGTCATTATAATTGAGGAGTTAGGTTAAAGGATTGTATTCTTATTTGTAGTATTTTTAATACTTCAGATTGATTACCTTTTGGAACTTGTTTATACTTTCCAGAAAACCAATTGTTTCTAATTGATCTAGGTTCTTTCTTGCAGTGTTCTGCTAAGACTTGTATTAGTTGCTCTTTTTGTTCGCTATCTAAAAGATTAAATAGCTGTTGAATGTTTTGATTCATTTGTTACTATGTTATTGATTACGTTAATTTTTAGGGTTTTGTATTGGTTAGGAGTAAATTCTATGGCTTGATTATCTTCATCCCAAACAGTAATATGTATTTGAAATGAGGAAACAATTTTATTATAATGACATGATCCACTTAGCTCAATTGTAGAATCACCTGATATTAGACACAAATTATTTAAGTCATATGTATTAGTACTATATTCATCTAAGTGAAATGGTAAGCTAATTGGTTGTAAATCAGAGATTAATTTCGTAAATTGTATGCTATTCATGCTATAAATGTCTTGGTATTATTATTATTATTAATACAAATATAGACAATTAAATTAACTGTGCAAATACAAAAGAATAATATTTTAAGACAAAACAATAATATAAAAGACAAAACCTAAACAAAACCTAAACAATATGCATGATAGAATTTTAAAGATTATTAGACATTATAATCTTAGTATTACTGAATTTTCAAGAGAAATTGGATTGAACTCAGCAGCTACAATTCAAAAAATTATTACTTACAAAAGAAAGGCATCACCTAAAACAACTGGAAAAATATTAAAAAGATTTCCTGACATTGAATATGACTGGTTAATAACTGGTCAGGGTGAAATGATTAAAAGTGTAAAATCTACTTCTAATAATAGTATAAAAGAAGATGAAATAACAGTTACAGCATTACAAGTAATTAAATATTTAAAGGATCATAAAGAACCTGCTTGTGGAGTTGAAAAAAAATTATCAAAACTTATAGATGATAATCATGAAAATATAAGACAGTATTTAAATAATGGAAAAGAAGAAATTCGTGATGAAATTAAAAATGGCTTCAGTGTTTTAAAAATAGATACAGAAAAGAGTAAAGTAAAATCAAAAGAAGACACAAAGGTTTTTTCTACATTACATAATAACACATTAAATAAAGTAGTAGAATTAGAATCTCAAATTAATATATTAAATAACAAAATGCATGGAATAGATATAATTCTTAAAACAATAGAAACACATGAACTTATAGAAAAAGAAAACTTAAAAGAGTTTTTAAATCCAAAAAAATTATAACACTTATTATGTCGATTAACAAATTACCTTCTAAAGAATTTCAAAAATTTACAAAAAAACTTCATAATTTAGAGAATTATACTGATCAGGAAAGACGAATTATATATGATAAATGGCAAAAAGAACATCATAATTATTTAAAAAATAAATATAATTTTAAAAAAATAAAATCTTAATGCCAAAGCTTGTTACTTGTTTCAATAAGTGTATTAAGATTAAACTTCTTGTACTTTTGTAATGTCTTTACATCTTTAATACCTGCAATTTGCATAAGCTGATGATCTGGCATACCCCTCTCACTCATTAAAGTTATATAAGTTCTTCTAGCTGTATGTGATCCTATTAATTGCCATTTAGGAAAAATTTCTTCTTTAATATTTTTACCCATGTAAGAAACCTTTTTTATAGAATCATTTATTTCTAATTCTTTGCAGACCTGTTGTATTCTTATATTAAATTTTTGACTAGATATTTTAGGAAGTTTCCAATCATATTTGTCTAGTAGATTTTTTAATTTATTATGTAACGGAATAAAAGCTGTTATTTTAGTTTTTTTAGCCTTTTTAACTATAACTTTTTCTCTTACATCTGCTTTTTCAAACATAGAATAGTCTGAAAACCTTTGACCTGTATAAGCACCAATTAAAAACAGATCCCTAGCTCTTTCTTTAGAACCAAATAATTTAGCTTCTTCTAATAATTTTAATTCACTCTCTGTTAAATGCACATCATTAGTCTCAAATTTTTTAATCTTAATATTATTATAATCATCTAAAACTTTATAGCCTTTTTTACCACACCAAGTAAGCAAAGTTTTAAATATACTCATGTATCTATGCAGTGTATTATCATTTAAATTATACTCTTTACGCATATAAGTAATAAACTCAGCATAGAAGTTGTCGTTTAAATCATTAAGCTTATATTTTTTATTTGTGTTCTGTTCAAACTGCATGGTTTTTGTAAGCATGGCTCTGTATTTTATAAGCATTTTCACACCCACTTCTTGCATTTGTTCCCTCTCTTTTATAAATGCTTTCCAAAAATCCTGTAGATAAATTAACTCTTCTTTTTTCTTACTAAAATGCTGTTTTAAATGACCTATAGTTAAATCTGAACCATGACTATCAATAGCTTCATTAAGCTTTTTATTTAGCTTTATAAGCTCTTCAGTAATTCTTCTATTTTTGTAACTATCCCCACCCCTTTTTAGTTTTGGAAGTCTGTTTTCTTTAGACCAGTTATTAGGATTTATCTTTAAATTAGTAGTTTGAGTATAATATTTATTTTCTTTTGAGACATAATATTTTAAAATAACTAAGGTTTCACTATCTTTATTAGGCTCTTTTAAATAAAAATACATTTAAATAGTTGAATGAATCGTTGAATGTAAATATATAATTAAATAATATTATTATTAATATTTACTTATATAAAAATATTTGGTAAGAAGGAATATATGATTAAATACTACAAAAATTAATATTTGTTGTTAATTAGTTCAACTCCTGCCACCCCGACTAAAACCTTTGTAAGTCATTGATTTACAGGGGTTTTGTTTTTTTGGTTGAATGAATCGTTGAATGAATGTAAATAATTAGCGAGAATAATCTAAGTAATTACATTTTTTGCAAAGCCACATAAAGCCATTTTGAGCAGAGCCAATCTCTACCATTTTAGAACTACATTTTTTACAAGTCATTTTTTTCCTAAGTCCATTAATTCATTAATACAAGTTTTACCACCAAAAACAACAGCACATCCAATAGCAGGCTTTTTTCCTCTTTTAGCATAAGCAAAGCTATACTGATCGAAATCAATACCACATCCTACTTGACAACCAAAGATTTTAAACTGAGAGCCTACATAATATTCTGTATAACATTGAGTATGTAAATGCCCTTGTACTGTAGATTGTAAGTCAGCTCTACATTTTGTTCTAGCTGTTCCTGCTTCACCATGTATATACTGAACTTTGTCATATACTACTCTGTCTTTAAATCTCCATTTAGGAGTCTTTAAAACTTCTTTATATTCTCTAATCCATGCTTTAGGAATATTACCAGAAAATGCTTTTCTTCTTACTAATCTATCATGATTACCAATTAAAACATCTGCTTTAGGGAAAGCTTTGTACCATCTAGCAATTCTTTTAATTGCATAATCTAACTCCTCACCTCCACTCATTCCATCTGGATCAGTTTCATGGTAACTAGAATAGTGATTGTCTATAAGATCACCAATAAAAATAACTTTATTACAATTATGTTTGGCATATATATAAAGACAGTGATCTAAATAAGAATCTAAACAAAAAGGTTCATGTAAATCACCAATAACAAGTATTCTTGATTCTTTACTTACTAAATTATCGTAAGCTATTTTTCTATTACCTTTTAATCTTGGTCTAAAGTCTTTCATTTAGTTTGATTTTTAGATTTTTTTTTACTGTTTATTTCTTTTCTTTTAATTGATTTATATATAATTAAGATTTGTTTTTTAGCCATTATATAGTCCTATGCCTTCTAGTATTGTTCCAAATAATTCTTTTACTATTACCTAATATTAACTTTTTATCTACTCTTTGATTAAACTCATTTCTTATAGAATTAAGCTGAGGGTTTCCGTTTTCTTGTTGGTTCATTATTTTTTTAAAATTTTAGCAGTTTTTTCAATTCCTCTAGATGTAAAGTAAAATCCTAAGCTCATAATAACTATCTGTCCTAGCATATCGACATAATTGTCTTGAATGTTAAAGTCTCCTATATTACCATCTGTAATAGAAAATATTGTATATAGTATTAATGAAAAAATAGTTAATAGAGGTCTTATATTTTTACTTAACCAACTATCAGAAACCATATCATTTTGATGTCTTTTTGTTATTTCACTCTCAAGATCAAGTTCAGCTTTAAGAAATATCTGTTCCATTTCTTTTTCAATCTGAGCTTTCTCTACTTTTGAAAAAGTATGTTTATCAACTATATTAGAAATCTTCTCTGCTATGTTTGAGCCTGTTGAACCAAATAATTTTGCTAATATTTTTTTCATTTTTCTTCAATACTTTTTAAATCACTTATATACTTATATTCATTTTTAGCATCAAAACATGGGCAAACTTTCTTATTTGTAAAATCATTATGACCATATACAACAGCTTCAGAATATTTTTCTTTCAACTCCCTTAATAATGCTATTAAAGAATCTTTTTGTTCTGGCGTTCTAGTATCTATCCACTCAGTCATATCTCTGTTCATTCCTCCGATATAACAAATTCCTATAGAACTTCTATTGTTTCTAAAACAGTGTGCGCCTATTTTGTTTATAGGTCTGCCAGTTTGAATAGTGCCATCAATTTTAATAACAAAGTGATAACCACAGTCAGACCATCCGTTTCCGTTTACATGCCAGTCTGTAATATCATCTACATCAAAATTTTTAAACTCAGGAGTTGCAGAACAGTGAACTATGAGCTTATTTATTTTTCTCAAAGTTTTTTTGTTTTTAGAACAGTGTAAACAATAGTACAGACTAGAAGAATTATCTTTAACCATGTTTCTATATCAGTCATGCTTAAAGCAAAAGCAGAGGAATTATAAAAATAAATCTTCATGTCTGTAAAATCCATAATATCAATTTTGTTCTATTTCTTCTTCTGGAATTGGCTCGAATGATCCGTCTTTAAGATCAATATTGATTTTTCCATAATTTTCCTCTAATTCTTTTTTAAAATCTTCGGATACTTGTTGAGCATTGTTTAAAGCGTGTAGCAAATGAAATTTTTGATTTTCCAAAGCTCCTAAATCATGTAATGCTTTTGATTGCGTGTTAACATGACTTTGCAAAGTTTCTAGTTCTTCTTTTTTGATTTGATTACTCATTTTAATTATTTAAGGTTTAAAGTTTAATTCCAGTTAGGTCTTAATGTTTCATCTACTGGATTTTTTTTTAGTTCTATTTGTTTATCTAAGTTTTCTTTCATACTGTCAACATCTAATGCTGCTTCTAACCATCCAACTACATCTTCTTTAGTTAAATCATCATAAGAGATAAAGGGATTTTCAGGATTGTATTGTACTCCTAAATTACCTATTGAACTTGCTGATACAGGTTCTTCTGAATCATCTTGACCTATAAAAGACCAATGCACCGTATAGATTACATTGTCTAAGTCGTTTTCGTGGATTTTAGCATCTAATGCGTTTATTCTCCAATTATAAGTATTAGCCATATTTATTTATTTTATATTTTAAGGTTGGTCACAAAATATGTTAGTTATAGCTCCTGATGAATTTACTGTCATACTCATCCGATATGATGTAGATGTACAATGTGTTGTAGTTGCTGCTGAACCTGTTTGTTCTACTGTTGTACCTTGATTTAAAAGAATACTTAACGCAGCATCTTGATAAATTAAATCTCCAACTGATAAATTATCTGCGTCTCCAATACTTCCATCATAGTATAAACTTCCTTCATCTCCTTCTCCCCAATAACAAGTTGTTAACTCTCTTGAAAAAGCTATACCGTGAAACTCAGAATAACTATGAGGAGCAGATTGATTTACACCTGCATTTTCATATAACTTTACTAAAGAACCTGCTTGTGGAGTAGAACTACTACCAGACAAAGGTGCTTCAGTATTAGAGCTTCTACCTGCTTCTGTGTTTATTTGACTTGCCTTTATTTCTCCTGAACTTGGTAATGCCATTATTTACAATTACATTTATTATTTTCTAATCTTTCTACTTTAGCAGTTAACTCTTTTACAGCTTCTACTAATACTGCTGTAATCTTTTCGTAATCTACTGTCTTATACTTTTCTTCTTTATTAAATATTACTTGTTTTTCTCTTACTATTTCTGGTATTACTTCTTCTACTTCTTGTGCTATAAATCCTATATCTTTCTGCCCTTTTCTACTTCCATTGTTCCATACATACTCAACACCTTTTAGATTCATTACTTTCTCTAAAGAGCTTTCTAATGGCTTTACATTATCTTTTAATCTTTTATCTGATATAGTTGTAGAATAAGCAACAACATCTCCATCAACGTGCAAATCACCTCCAGAGGTAAGACGCATTCTTTCTGTATTGTTAGTACCTGCTGTTGTACCTGCTGTTCTAAAAGATAAATGATTAGTAGCACCACTAGCTGCTGCTGTAACTTCATAAGAAATTGATGATTTTACACCTGCTCCTGCTCCAGATGAGTCAGCAGAATAAAAATTAATTCCTCCATATTTATCACCTGTTGACCAATTTGAATCATTAGTTGTACTTCCTAAAGTTATTATTGAAGTGTTTTTAACACCTTCTAAATTTAAAAGTGTATCAGGCGATTCAGTTCCTATACCTATATATCCAGAAGTGTCTATACGCAAAGCTTCACTAGTTATGTTACTTTGAAGTCTATGCCCAAAAGACATATACCCTGCGGAACTACTCGCCTCACTAATGCTACCTGCCTCAATATAACCGTGCATTTTTTTATGACCAATCTCAATAGTTGCAGCCCCTTGACCGTTGCCTGTTGAATATGGTATTGTGTTAAATGCTTTTATTAAGGTTAATGGAGTATTTGCTACACCTAACCCCTCAATCTCTAACTTAGCATCAGGCGAAGAAGTTCCTATTCCAACGAAACCAGAACTGTTTATACTTAATGGTGTTTGTTGATTTTGACCATCATTTTCTAATTGAATAAAATCAAAAGTTCCTCGAGTTGTAGCATCTCCCCAAGACCAAAACCTTGCCCCAGAACCACTGTAGTCAATAGCAGTAGCGTTATATGTGTAAGTTCCTGCTGAACCTGGCGAAGTTAAATTATTAGTTATAAATGCTGCACCATTAATAGTCATTTTTTGTTGAGGATTTGTGTCTCCTACTCCTACATTTCCACCACTTGTAATACAAATTCTTTGTGTAACTACACTACTTCCAGATGTTGTATAAAATTTTAAATCACTTGCTGCTCCTGCACCTGTCCTTGTTCCTTCAATTCTTGAACCTAAAGCTGCGTTTGAACTTGAAGAAAATTGTATATATTGACCATTTCCAGTAGTGCTTGTTCCTCCACCTAATTTAATATGTTTAATAGCAGACGCTGTTGTACTATTCATTGTAGATATTATAGTTCCAGAACTGTCTATACGCAATTTTTCTGCGTTGTTAACTTGAAACCACATATAATCTCCATCGTGAGCATACCTAATAGAACCTTCAACTGTATCTTCTGGGTCACCAAACAATATACCTTGTTCTTGTAAGTTGCCAGAAATAAATTGAATATAACTTGGTGAATTACCTCTTGCTATTTGTAATTTAGAATTACCATTAAACGAAGTTTGTCCAGTTCCTATTACTACGTTTCCTGAACTTTCTATGCGCAATTTTTCTGAACCTGCTGTTCTGAATACTATAGGATGACTTGTACTTGTGTTTATAGATAAACCATTTGTATCATCAGGGTATATGTAAGCTGCAACTGAATCGTCAGATGAATATAATCTTATTGCACCACCTTTTGTAGTTGAAGTTCCTTGAATAGCAAGTGTTATAGCACCAGAACTTGGTTGTGCAATACTTGTTCGATTAATTCCTACGTTTCCTGAACTGTCTATTCTTAATCTTTCATTTCTGGTGTTAGCTCCAGTAGAAAAAGAAACACCGTCGTAACCACTAATACAGATACCATCAGCAAAAGACCCACTATGATCTTCAGCGGTAATAGAAGCATTATATGTAAAACCGTCTCTAAAGAAAATGCCATTAGCTCCGCCGGCTGCAGAAGAATTTAAATAAATATTTCTTCTTGTAGAGTCTACAAAGGTAGTGCCACTAATTCCTAAATTCCCAGAACTGTCTATTGTTAATCTTGTAAGGTTATTAGTAGTATCTCTTATTTGAAATTTTTCAGAATCACTTTGGTCAATCCTAATTACATATTCTTGAGCAGCAGTTTTTAGTTTTAAAAATGGGTCTCCACTTGAATTGTCAACTATAATATCTCCATTTGTAGTTACATTTCCTGCAAAAGTTGAGTTTCCATCAACAGTTAAATCATTTTTTAAATCAATATCACCATAAATCGTTAAATCTGTTAAATTACCATTATCAAAATTTGTTGAGTCACCAATTCTAACAAGAGGAGTAGAAGCGTCCATAAATAAAACATCTCCTGCAACACCACCTCCCCAACTACCTTCAAATAAATACTCATTGCTTTTTAATAAAAACCCCTGACTCGGAAACGAACTATATTGAGAACCCCTTAACCTTAATCCATCAGTATCGCCAGTAATTATACCTCTTAAATCTTCATTTACATCGTTAATTGATATTCCTCTTTCTATAAGAACTCCAGTGCTATTAGAAGTTGTAGTACTAAGTTTTTTGACATTATTATGATATAATTCAGCAGTATTTGAATTAACTTTAATAATAGTATCATCATCGCTATTTGTTAACCTTATATCATCTAAATTTCCTTTAATAAAACCAGTTGTTCCGTCACTATATATCTGTAAGTCAGAATCAGTACCATAATTCACTTTCTGACCATCTGCCATTATAATGTCATTAGCACCAGATGTGTTGCCATTAGCTAATATCTCAGATAATGTACTGCTTATTTGTAAAGAATCTACATAAGCTGTTGTAGCTACCTTAGTTGAATTATCACCAGAACTTTGAGTAGTTGCAGTAACTCCATCTGCTAATACAGAAGTTGCTGTTACATTACCAGTCAAATTACCTGTTACATTACCAGTTACATTTCCTGTTACATTACCTGTGATGTTTCCTGTAACATTTAAGTCCCCTGTAAAACTACCTGAGCCATTAACTGTAAGAAGATGAGTAACAGGATTAAAAAGCAAACCTGCATCTGCATAAACATTTTGACTTCCTGATTCCCCCCTTGCTTGTAAAACATATTGATTTTGATTGGCTGCTGTATTATTAACATCTATCGAACTAGCAGTTCCTGTTAAATCTCCTGTTACATTTCCTGTTACATTTCCTGTAACATTACCTGTAATATTTCCTGTAACATTACCTAACAAATTTCTATGGATAGTTGTAGGTAGGCTTAAACTAATTGATTGATCTAAAGCACTTGTAATAATTTGATTTGTTGTTCCAGTTACACTTAAACTTTGAGAATCTAAATCTACTGATCCACTTCCTGTATCACCTAATATATCTAAATCTTGATCTGTTATACTTGAATCTACAAAGCTTTTAACTGCTGCTGAAGTTGGAATAGTTGTATCATTGTCATTATTTGTAATACCATCTGCTGCATCTACAAATTTTGTAATTGTAATATTTTCACCAGTATCTATCAAAGAACCCCATGACAGATTACCTGAAATAGTAGCATCTGTATTTATGGTGATTGATCCAGTAATTAAAGCATTTCCAGAAACATGCAAAGCCTGAGTAGGAGTTATTCCTATTCCTATTTGTGTATTAGATACATATAACGGAGTTACATTTCCTAATCCATCTGTAAGCTGTTTTGCTGCTGCTCCTATTGCATCATTATCAATAGTTTTAAGGATTGCATCATAAGTAGCTGAAATTAATTGTCCTGTAAATGTTGCCAATGTGTTTTATTATTAAATTGATCTACTTTATTTTTTAAATATTTTTTGAGTAGGATTTCGTTTTTTTCCTGCTCATTTTTTTTCTTTAATTCATTTGCCATCCACCGAAATTTGCAGTATCATCTGGGTATATATCAGGAAAACTATTTGAATAGTATTCAGGAAATTGAGCAGGTGAATTATCCTGCAAATAGTCTATTAGTCTATTGCTAAAATATTGAGCTGTAGTTCTTTCTTTTTCTATTAGAAAATCTACTTCATTTTTATC